AAGCTTATTTCACCACGGATTCGCAAGGATCATTTGCTGTTGAAATGCTTGCCGACTGGCCAGCTGGTGGATCATTGTGCAACGCACTTTGGACAGCGGCAGACACAGCACCAAACACACCATTGGCGGTTGTCTTTACAGCTGCATCAGGATCGGTGTTCAACTTTGATGTCCAGCCAATTTTCCCATCAGCTGGAGGCACAGCACCAGATGCACAGACTGTTTCACTAGCATTCACCTGTGTAACTACACCAACACTATAAAAAGGAGATCGGGAGCATGAAACTACCAATAACGATTGAGTTTGTTTCGGGGGATAGCGCAACATATACCGCGCTACCACCGGAATGGATGAAGTGGGAACAGAAAACCGGAAACACGATTCAGCAAGTAGCCGAGAAATTGGGAATTGCTGATTTGATGTTTTTGGCGTATCACTCAATGAAGCGCGAGGCAGCCGGTAAAACTGTCAAGCCATTTGAGGTGTGGTGCGAGACTGTTACGGACATCAGTATGGGAGAAACCGAACACCCAAAAGTTACGAGCCGGGAACAATAAACCGGATTATTTGGGAATTGGCCATCACCACCGGATTGTCACGATCAGAGTTTCAAACAGCGGAAGATGTTTTAACTGTGTATGACATTTTGAGGAGGCGCAATGGCAACTAAATCATCCAGAGACACCGGCACCTTTTCATTTACTGTTGAGCCTTTAGAATTAAAAAATCTATTTAGGCTTTTGTCTGCATTGCCAAAAGAAGTCCAGGATCAAGTTCGAACCGAAGCGCAAACAATGTCAAAAAGGCTTGCCGGGCAACTGATGCAATTTGGGCTCGTATCTCCAACACCACAAGCAAAATTGGTTATGGACTCAATTACTACACCACGCGACCGGCTAATTCGTGTTGATATTGGTGGCACAAAGAAGGTTGGCCGCAAGTACGGCGGGAAAACAGGTAAAGGCGGCAAACGCACAAATCAATCACAAGCTGCCGCTGGAACGCTGTTATGGGGATCAGAATATGGCTCTCATCCCGGTATTGATAGAGCAGGTCGCAAATACACAAACAGATTTAAGGCTCCCGCAAATCCAAGTGGTTATTGGATAACACCAGCTGTTGATTTTTACACGCCGGTTGTCGCTAAGGAATACATTGCAATGGTTCAAACACTTATCAGAGCGAACGGACTCGATTAATGGCAAAAATTCCAAAAGTCACAGTAACCTTTGATGCTGATTTAGATTCATTAAAAAAAGGCGTTAAAGGCGCAACAACCGAGGTTGATTCATTTGGAACTAAGGTTGGAGATTTTAGCAAAAAGGCTGCTCTGGCATTTGCCGCTGTGGCCGCCGCCGCTGGAGCAATGGCGATCAAAATTGGCGTGGATGCGGTTAAAGCTGCCAGCGATTTAAGCGAAACCATTTCAAAGGTCAATGTTTTATTTGGTGACACAGCAAAAGACATTGAAGATTTTGCAGATAGCGCGGCATCGTCATTAGGTCAGACAAAACAACAGGCATTGGATGCAGCTGCAACATTTGCCACATTTGGTCGCGCTGCCGGACTTAGCGGCAAGGATTTATCCGGGTTTTCAACTGGCTTTGTTAAATTGGCTTCCGATCTTGCTTCATTTAACAACACATCACCAGAGCAAGCCATCAATGCAATTGGGTCAGCATTACGCGGTGAAGCCGAACCATTGCGTGCGTATGGCGTTTTGCTTGATGATGCATCATTGCGCCAAGCCGCTTTGGAATTGGGAATTGTCAGCACAACCAAAAACGCATTGACACCACAGCAAAAGGTTTTGGCAGCTCAGGCTTTAATTTACAAGCAAACATCAGCTGCACAAGGCGATTTTGAGCGCACTAGCGATGGTCTAGCCAACAAAACACGCATTCTCACAGCTCAATTGGAAAACGCCAAAGTTACTATTGGCACGGCACTTTTGCCCGTTGTTTTAGAATTGGCCACTTTGTTTTCAGAAAAGGTCATTCCGATTGTCCAACAAGTCGCGAATGCTTTTGGATCAAATGCCGATGGTATGAACGGAACCTTGCACACTTTGGCCGATGGAATAAAAGGCTTTGTTCAACCAATTTTTGAAGGATTTAAATCAGCCTTTGACAAAATCAAGGCAACTGTTATTGAAAACAAAGATGAATTTAAAGCATTTTTTGATGTTGTTAAAGCTGCCGCACCCATCATTGGAACTGTTATTGGTAAGGCTTTTAGCCTCATAGGAGACATTGCCAGCGTTGTTCTCAATGTCATGGCAAATGTTATTGGTGCTTTGAAAGGATTAATTAACACCGCAATTGATCTTATTAACATTGCAATTCGGGGTTTTAACCTTGTTAAGCCGGGTGCAGATATAAGCCCAATTTCTAAAATTGGCACATCAGGTTTTGCAACATCAGGCGCACCGGGCGCAATTTCAGGTGGTCGAACAACCGGAGGTGGCACGACTGGTGGTGGAATCACAACGGGCGGAACAACCGGCGGAACAACCGGTGGCACAAACGCCAACACAATTCTTAATGAAGCGGCCTCGACAGTCACAAAGGCTGCCGTAGCAACTAAGGCTATTGCCGGTGCATTTACAGATTCACAAAATGCAGCTCGATTGGCAGCCCAAGGCAGCGGCGGTTTTACCGATTCTCAAAACGCTGCACGACTGGCCGCTCAAGGTGGAATCACAATCAATGTCAATGCGCCATCAATTATTGATGAGGAGGCATTTAGCCGCGCTACAGCTAACGCTCTTAACAATTCAACTTTTAGAGGCACAAACGGCGCAGCCAATTTGGTTTATTTATGACCATTTTTAATCCTATTTGGCGAGTTAAAATTGCCGGTATTCAATACACAAATTATGTTTTGGCCAACCTTTCTACCACATCAGGTCGAACCAACATTTATGAGCAAGCCAATGCCGGGTATGTAAGCCTAGAGTTAATCAATCTAGATCAATCAAACATTGACATTGAAATCAATGATTCGGTGACTATTGAATTGCAAGATTCCACAGCTGCATTTGTGCCAATCTTTGGCGGCACAGTCGTGGATTTAGGCATCGGCATAGCTGCATCGGGTGTTGTTGGCATAAACCAATCGGTCAAGATTACAGCTGTGGGAGCTTTGGCCAGATTGCCAAAAGCCTTGACCGATGGCGTTTTGTCACAAGATTTTGACGGGGATCAGATTTTGACCATTCTGACCGATTTGTTGGTCAATTCATGGAATGAAGTGCCAGCAGCTTTGACATGGGCAACCTATGATCCAACGACCCAATGGCAGAATGCCGAAAACACAGGATTGGGCGAAATTGATACACCAGGCAGCTATGAATTGGCACAACGCTCATCATCAACCATTGATGTGTATTCATTGGTTTCAGCTTTGGCAACATCCGGATTGGGCTACATTTACGAAGATGCTCAAGGTCGCATTTCCTATGCCGCGGCAGATCATCGCTCAATTTATTTGGCCACTAACGGCTACACAGATGTGTCAGCAGCTCAGGCACTAGCCAATTCACTATTTGTGCAAACCAGAGCTGGTGACATAAGAAATGAAATTGTCTTAAAATATGGCACCAATTCAAATTCAGAGGTTACAGATAGCGATGCTGCATCTATTTTGGCTTATGGCAAACTAGCTCAAATCATCACAACAACAGTCAAACACCAAAATGACGCAGAAGATCAGGCAGCGTTTTATTTAACTCTTAGAGCCTACCCACAAGCTAATTTTAATCAAATCACATTCGAGCTGACAAACTCAGAAATTGATGATGCTGACCGAGATGCCTTAATCGGCATTTTTATGGGCTTGCCATTACGCATTACCAATTTGCCACTCAACATGGCATCCGGCACATACCTTGGATTTGTTGAAGGCTGGTCATGGCGTGCCTCCTACAATTCGGTGTCAGTAACCGCAATACTTTCGCCATTGGCATTTTCATTGCAAGCCATGCAATGGCAAGATGTCGCAATTGCAGAACAATGGAACACAATCAGCGGAAGCCTAAATTGGGCTGATGCGTTAGTCGTAGCGTAAGGAGAAAACATGAGTAATCCAACAACCCCGTTTTCGTGGCAAATGCCTACGGCAACGGATTTGGTTACAGATTTGCCGGCCGATTTTGAAGTTTTTGGGCAAGCTGTTGCCACATCAATGGCCGATTTATTAGGTGGCACCTCCGGTCAAATTCTTGCAAAAAATTCAAACACCGACATGGATTTTGTGTGGGTCACAAATGATGTTGGTGACATAACAGCGGTAACAGCTGGCACAGGTATTTCAGGCGGTGGCACATCAGGTGCGGTCACAATTACAAACTCAATGGCCACAGAAATAACTGCAAAAGCCGATTTGATTGTCGGCACAGGATCAGCAGCTTTCGACAATTTACCGGTTGGAGCAAATGGAACAGTTTTGACAGCTGATTCAACAGTTTCACCCACGGGCTTGAAATGGGCTACACCTGCAGGCGGTGGTGGTATGACACTACTTAGCACGACAACACTTTCAGGAACGACAGACATCACAAGCATTGATCAAACATATACAAACTTATTCATCGAAATCTCAGGCGTTACAAACGCAACTGGCGGAACATATTTTAGATGTCAATTTAACGCCACGGCTGGCAATCATAGTTTCACAGCAACAGAACGAAAGACAACGACAGTCGGTTGGGGTTATGACGATTCAGACATTTATCTAAGCGATATTTATTATGCAAAATACAATGACACAAATAATGCTTGGAATATGGTAATTAACAATTATGCAAATACATCACATTACAAAACTTTTGATTATGTGGGTGGTTATCTTAACAATGGAGATGATCTCAAAGTGACATTAAATGGAGCTGGAATATGGCGCAATAATTCTGCTATTTCATCAATACGATTTGCAGGCGTTGCATATGCGTTAAATGGTGGAACTGTTAAAATCTACGGGGTGAAATAAAATGACAAAACCAATGATACGAATCCACAACACAGAGACAAATGAAATCATAGACCGCGAAATGACTGAAGCTGAATTTGCCGAATATCAGTTAGGTCAGGCAACAGCAGCAGCACGCGCTGAAGCAATGGTAATTGATTAGTTCAATGACATTTCCACAAGGCACATTGCCGCGTTTGATTCAGGTTGCGTTGGCCGAAGTCGGCACAGCTGAAACAGGCAACAATGAGACGAAGTATGGCAAATTCATGAAAGCCGACAAGCTGCCATGGTGTGGATCATTTCTTAATTGGTGTGCTCATCAAGCTGGGGTCAAGGTTCCAAATGTTGTGAGTACGCGAGCCGGAGCTGAGGCATTTAAGAAAACCAAGCAATGGCACACAACGCCAAAGATTGGTGATTTTGTTTTCTTTGATTTCATCGTCGATGACAAAGTGACAATCAATCACATTGGCTTGGTAATCCGGGTATCAGAAAAACAAATCGTGACTATTGAAGGCAACACATCAGGCGGTGGCGATCAGCGCAATGGTGGCGAGGTCATGGTTAAATCAAGAACTTTGGGAGCAAGGTCATTTGTAGTCGGTTACGGCCGACCAGCTTATGAGCCATTTTCCGGTGATTTACCGGATCGACCAAAAGGAGAAAAATGATGGATAAAGCAAAAGCTTTGTTGGCATCTTGGGCGCGTAGCTCTGTTGCTGGCATGTTAGCTGTGTGGATGACTGGTAATCAGAATCCAAAGGATTTGGCAATGGGATTGGTTGCTGGATTAGTGCCAATGCTTGCGCGTTGGGCAAATCCTAAAGATGATCTTGGCCTAAAGAAATGAGCATAGGCGAATGGACGGCGGTCGGTGGGCTTGTTCTTGCGGTGCTGACTGCCATCTATTCGTCAATGAGATTCATGGTGAAATCGATCATGCGCGAGCTTTCACCGAATGGTGGCAATTCTCTCAAGGATCAAGTGAGCAGGATAGAGGCACGACTAGATCAACTACTTCTTGAGATAGCTTTAAAGAAGTAGCGACACGCCACAATCCACGCATGATTGTTGAATTTGTCCGCTGTGCCTGTCACTCTGTATTTGGGAGCTGAGACACGGCTCCCAGAAACGGGAGCAAAAAAATGACATCAGGTGAAATTGGTTTGTTTATATTTATGTTAGTGGCCTGTATTTTATGGGCCATTTGCAGCTATGCGGTCGGATACAAAGAAGGCCACAAAGACGGCTATCAGCGAGGCAAAGCCGTTGGCCGTCATGCATCAGGTCAGGCGGTGCGCTAATGGCGTTCATGGACTCATACGAAGGCAATAAAGAGCGGACTGACAGGTGGATTGCCACATATCCGCAAGGCCGGCTTGAAACGCACATTATTGAATTTAATGCCGAAAAAGGCTATGTGCTGGTTCAAGCTAAAGCATGGCGCAATCAGACCGAGATTGATCCTGCCGGCATTGATTATGCACATGGGTTTCTTGCAGCTTACAGCGAGAAAATGAGGCGTTGGATGGTTGAAGATACCTGCACCTCAGCTTTGATGCGCGTGATGGCCTTGGTTATGGGTGGCACGGAAAAGGCCACAAAGGAGGTTATAACATTGGTTAAGACGGAAACAGCAGCTGCCGACTATGACTACTGGACAACAAAGCATGGCGATGTGCCAAGCTATAAGACCAGAGAAGAAGCCGAACAAGTTGATGAAACTGGATGGGCGGTTAATGGCGTGCCAATGTGCGCACATGGATCAATGCGATGGAATCAAAGCAAACCGGATGCACCTAAAGCTTGGGCGGGATACTTTTGCAGCGAGAAAATTAAAGAAAAGCAATGCAAACCTCAATGGTATGTATTGACCAGCGATGGCACCTTTAAGCCGCAGGTGTGATTATGACAAAAAAACGATTAATTGTAAGCCTTTTATTTGTTGAAATTGTGCTACTAATGGCAATGATTTGGATATCGGTAAAATGAGCGATTACATTGAAATCATGCATCCACAGAGCATGACAGCCAAATTGCTATGCAATGGTGTGCTGGTCGAAGAATACAAAATTGAGCAATGTGACAAATGCTCACAGCTAAGGCGATTGGATCAATTTGGCTACCAAAAAGGCTATGACCGCACCGAAAACATCATTTGGTTTTGTGGTGATTGTCGATGATAGATCGCATTGAGGAGGTGCAATGTATGATTGCAGCCATATCACATTGCCATGACAAATCAGCCGACCACAGCTCACGCATCGTCAAAAACCTTTCATGGTTCGAGTATGTGGCACAAATGGGCGAATCAATGTTGGCTGAGATGGTGGTGGCCAAGCGATTGGGTTATGACTATCAACCTGGCATCACATGGGATAAATCAAAGGCCGATGTGGGCGAACACATTGAGGTCAAATGGTCAGCTAATCCCAACAGCAATTTGTGGATACAGGAAAGCGACCGAGAAGATCGTGACATTGCGGTGCTAGTTGTAGGCAACACACCAAAAATGCACATTGTCGGCTGGATGCCCGTAGCTGTGGCCAAAAAGCCGCGATATAAAAACACCAGCCAAAACAATTGGACTGTGCCACAGGTTAATCTGCAACCCATTGAAACATTGATAAGGAGCAACTATGCACATCCTTCAATTTGATTGCGCTATTTGCAAGAAGCTTTACGGAAAGCCTAAGCAACGCTTTGGCCTCAAGAAAGGTGCCGAATTAACAGAGCATGAATGGTTTGCTCAATGCATGGGATGTGGCACATTTGGCATCAAGATTGTGGATGATGCTCGGATTGCTGAGTTGAGCCAATGAATAAGTTATCCACAGGTGTTATCCACAGGTGTGTCAAACCTGTGGGACTCGCTCAAGATTACGCTCCTTCCTTGACAGCATCATTACCATCTACACGAGGTAGCGAGCCGGTTAGCCGGATAGCTCGCAGCCGATGTTTGATGGTTTTGGCCGTGCTTTGTGTAATTGGCATTACACCGGCTTATGCAACAAAAGATGTTAAACAAGCATCAATTGATTCACTCAAACTTTATGCACATTCAAGGATCATTAACTACAAAGAGTTTCAATGTTTTAACACGCTGATAACCAAGGAATCAAATTGGCGTGTTGAGGCAATTAATTCAAATGGCAATCACTTTGGGCTTGGCCAAATGCGTAACACTAAGTATCGTAACCTTGATGGGTATCGCATGATTGACTGGACTTTGCGATACATACATCACAGGTATCAAGGCAAGATATGCAATGGTGCATTAGCTCATTGGAAGAAGCATGGGTGGCATTAGTGTCGTATCATTCTCAAAGAGCTGCTAACAGCTCCAAATGGAAGCAAATTAGAAAACGCATTATTGCCAGAGATCAAGGCATTTGTGCCTATTGTGGTGTAGAAGGTGCCACGACTGTGGATCATGTGTTGCCGGTGGCCCGAGGCGGTGACGATAATGAGTCCAATTTGGTCTGTGCATGCGTAAGATGCAACACATCGAAAGGAAAGAAGATGCCGTTCGATTTTTTTGAGCCTGTTTCCAC